TGTGTTATGGCTTAAAGAGATTTTAGGCATCAAGAAAATCGTCAGTTTAGATCAAGAAACAGGCGACAAGATTGATCGTGCTTGTCAAATGTTAGGCATTCAGCATGTCAAAGCCTATATCAATCATACTAGGCAATCATTATATCATGCGCTCAACCACAACCTGAGAGATCTGCTGTTAGATGGTGGCCCTACTTATGTACACTGTGCAGAGGGCAAGGATCGTACTGGTTTAATAGTCGCTTTGTTTAAGTGCAAATACATGGGTATGGATCCTGATAAAGCTATTGAAGAAGCTAAGTCTTTGGGTTTTGGGGTGGGCGTGGATCCACAAGTTACTCATTTGTACGAGAAGATCATTAAATCATGTAAGCCAGCCAAAGACACTAATCATGCCGATATCGTAGGTAATGAAAGAGAGTATATTAGTGATAATAGGGATACTTACTTGGATGAAAGTCGTCAGGATTCTTGGGCTCCGTATTTGGATCATACTCGTCAAGACCCTATGGACGCCGTTTACAATTATATAAACGATCAGTCGCCCACACGAGAGAATTATAATCAAGAGCCAATAAAACAACATAATGATAACAAGGATGAAACCATTCCTCAAGTTGGTGTTTTCAATAATGATGCCGGCAGTCGCGGCTTCGGGCCCACAGAAAATTATGGCGGATTCTTCTACGACTGATGTAGAATTATTTTGGACGCTTCTATGATTAAAATAGATAAAATAGAGTTAGAACAGAAGTATTTAGAGCTAAAAACAGTGAAAGCGGTTGCTGATCATTTTCAAGTTTCTAGATCTACAATACAGAAGTATTTATCAATTTATGATATTACGGCTGCACAAATATTTGGAACACGCGGGGAAAATCGTAAAAAGTATATATGTGATGATAGTTTCTTTTCACAGGATAATGAATTATCCTTTTATATTGCAGGGTTCATAGCGGCTGATGGATGTGTTCATTACAAAAATAAAAATAGTTGTTTTCTTTCTATTAATTTATCTGCCAAAGATAGTGATTTTTTAATTAAAGTTAATAATATATTAAAATCAAATAGACCGATTCATTTTTATGAAAATGGATATGGCGGCGCAAGTGTATTAAATATTAGTTCAAGAAAATTATGTGATGATTTACAGAGATTTAACATTGTTCCCACCAAAAGTTTAATATATACTTTTCCTAGTTGGATAATAAATCACCCATTAAAATCTCATTTTATGAGAGGGTATTTTGACGGAGACGGTTGTTTTTATATTCAGAAGCAAAGTAATGAGAAAGTTTGTTTTAATTTAAGGGGAACGCCTGCATTTCTTAATGATTATAGAAATATATTAGAACAAGAATGTAATTTTACTCATAGAAATTATGATATACCAATGCCTAGCGGATGTGGCATGTTAGCATACGGTGGTAATAGAAATATTATAAAAATATCAAATTTCTTGTATAAAGATGCTACCATTTGTTTAGACAGAAAACGACAAATTGCATTGAGAGCTAATCAGTTAGTAGGTAATTTATATGTCCAAAATAGTTAAAGCGTATTCAGTCAGCATGTCATACGAAGTTTCTGATGTAGAAAAGAAACAGGCAGAGCAGGCTCTTTTGTGTTTTTCTACCGCCTTAAAAGCCCTACAACAAGCTTCCGATCATCTTAATATTATGAAAACTCCCTTCAAGGACAACCCAGATATGAGTCCAGATGAAGTTATGAAGGCTCGTGCTGCTATTCGTCGTTTTCGTGATAAGGCTATTGAAAACTTTAATCATTTCAAGGAAATAGCTTTTGAGTGTGTTAATACTATGCAATTGTTTGCTTCCGACACACAGTCTGTTAAATTAATGAAGTCTATGATATCTGCTATCGATGAATTAGAGGTAAAAGTTAATAAGTTTGCTGAGATTTTCGATGATTTGCAATCCAAAGACTTTTCCAAAAATGTAGTAACATCTATTGAGGACGTGCAACATCAGTGTGATGATATCGATGAGATTATCGATGAAAGAATTAAGCCACATGTGCAAAACAATATTTTAGCCACAAGTTGGGTAGATTCTGTAAGTCAAGATTTACAGATGAAGGTAGAAAAACAAACTCCATTAATTATGGATTTGTACCAAAAGAGACAAGATCAGTTGAATGACGCTATTAAGGAAAGAAGCACGCTAGGCAATTAATTTCATGTCAATATTGACGTATGATGGTAATAAAAGGTAATATTATTATGTTCATAAAATACGCAGATGGCAAAATTACAGATATTCTTCCAGAGTCAAAATTGACGGAAGATCAAAAGAAGTCTGTCAAAGAAGCTGTCATACAAGATGAGAAAACTGATACTTCTCTTGAAAAGAAGTCAGGGAGTTAATACATGTCATTTAGTAAATTTGGTGAAACCACTGAAATTAGAATTGAGAATACAGAGTCTTGTATTCCTGCCGTTAGTGCAGATATTCTAGAGAACTTCCAAAAGTTTGCTAACAATCTAAAAAAGATTGCTCCCAAGGCGGAGGATTTCTTATATTTCAGTGCCGTTATGATGCATGCTGCCGAAGCTGCCGCTCTTAATGATGATGGCACCCCCAAGTTAACTGCTAAAGGGGAAGCCGTTCAAGTAGGTTGGGATACTAGCAATAACACTTGGAAGTGGACTACTACTGATCCTAGTGTAAAACCATATAAAAATTCTAATGGTGATATTTTCCCTGAAGCAGAATTAGTTAAAGCACATAAAAAGTGGGTCCACAAGCCTCTTTGCATCGATCATAAGTCCAGTTCGGTAGACCATGTCAGAGGTTTTATTGTTGATACCTATTATGATCGTAATCTCAAGAGAGTGATTGCCCTTTGCGCTTTGGATAAAGCTGGCTATCCACAATTGGCTCGCAATGTTTCCACGGGTATTTCTAATTGCGTTTCCATGGGAACTGCGGTAGGTCGAGCTATCTGTTCTGACTGTGCTCGTGTGGCTCGTACTGAACAAGACTTCTGTCAGCATATGAAGAACAAGTCTTGTTATGGTGAAATTAACGTAGATCTAAATCCCATTGAATTATCTATAGTTATGAATGGTGCCGATAACAGAGCTACCATTAAACATGTGTTGGCTGCCGCCAATACTCTCAATACCTATGTAGAAAATAAAGCCCAAGAATTGGCAAAACTGGCTGATTTAGGCTTTTCTGCAGATTTACACTTACAGGATCCGAAAGGTAATGAGGGCGGGGGCTCTACTGACATTCATATTAATGCCAATAATATTGAAAAGTTTAAGGCTGATTTAGATGAAGCCTTCCAAAGATTGGCTGAAATTGCTCAATCTACAAAAATTTCTGAAAAAGATACTAATTCTTCAGTATATAATCAGTCGTCAGGTTCTATAGCCATGGATGAAGGCGCACCGACGGATTCGGGATTGGCTCTCCAAACTCCGCAAACTGCAAGGTTTGCATCTGCTGAAGAGGCAGGTATTAGCGAGCTTCGTGAAGTTACAGCCGCTATCGAAGCCAAGTTAAACCAAATGAAACAAAGCTTGGATAAGTTAGCAAAAACTTCTATTAATACACAAGAGGAAAATATGACTGGATCAAACGAACTTAATAAAAAGGGCTACTTCCAGGGTGCTGGTGGCGTAAACGAACCAACCCCAGGTCAAGTGAAATATCCTAAAGACCCACTCAACGAACAACTTCGTGAGCATGAGGACAAGCAAATGGTAGGGCAACCTCCATTTCCAGAAGTCGGTCCAGTTGATGGAATGCATCCATCCCCAGCTTCCGCTGATCCATCAGATGAACTAGCTCGTAAGAAGATGTTAGCTCGTGCTGAAGTGGAAGAGCGTGCTATGCGACGTGAAGCTATCGTCCAATTAGCTAAAGATGCTCTAGAGAGCAAGTCTTACTACCAAGGTGGCGGTGGTGTTAATGAACCAACCCCAGGTAAAGCTAAGTACCCCAAGGATAAGCTCAATGAAGAGCTACGTGAGTATGAAGATAAGCAAATGGTTGGACAACCACCTTTTCCAGGTGTGGGTCCAGTTGATGGTCTTCACCCTTCTCCAAGCTCTGCTGAGCCAAAAGACGAACTCAAGCGTAAAGAAATGTTAGCCCGCGCCTCTTTGAGAGCTCGTTTTATCAAGGCTTCTAACGAAGATGGTACCCAAAACCTAGGCAAGAGTGCCTGGGAAGTTTTCTTGGGTGACAAACTATTATTGACCGCATCAGTGGATGACTTATCCGCTGGTCGTTCTGAGATATTTTATGACAGCATTGCTACCAAGCCATTCGGCGCCAAATTAATTGAAAAGATTAAGTTGGAAGGTGCTCCTGCTGTAGCTAAACTTATCAAGAAAGCACAAGTTGCTCCAGCCGCTCCAGATATGGGTGCTGCTCCAGGTGGTGATGTTGGTGTTCCTCCAGCCGGTCCAGATATGGGTGCCGGTGGCCCCCCAGCTGAAGATACTGGCAAGTCCGGTGATCCCAAAGCTACTGCCGTAGAGTTAGCTGAAAAGGTACGAGATCTCAGCTCTGATTTAGTAGAAGCTGTTCGTGCTTTAACTGGTGAACAAGCTGAAATGGGTACTGAAGATGGTTCCAGCGCTCCACCAGCAGGTGATTCAGGTGGTGTAGGTGGTCCAGCAGGTGGTCCTGCCGCTATGGCTGATGATTCTTCCAAATCGGCTTCCGATCTTACCTCTATGAGAAAGCACATTAATGGCTCTTTGATCCAAGCTATGAAAGAGTCTGTTGCTGAACTTAATGATCACAAGCAAGAGCTTGAAATGATTATCAGTTTATATGACAAAGGCATTAATGAAACTAGCAAGGAATTACTTAATTCCCTAGTGGGTGATGCTTTCAATCAATCTAAGTCTGCTGTGGCAGACGGCTTTAAGTTGATGGCTGCTTTCGTGAAGTATGCTCGTGGTACTAATGCCATCGTTAAGCGCGCTGAAATCGAGGCAGAACTTGATGCATTAGCTACCGACGAAGGAGATACTATGAGCGATAAAAAGGATAGTCACTCCGCTGATGGTGGTGACTTAATGGGACTAATTAACGACACCAATGCAGATTTGGATGCCGTTCATAGTCTAATGAATGACGAGGGTCTTGCTGATGATGAACTAGAAGCTCTCGATGGAGAACTAGAAGCTGCTGCTGAAGATAATAATGATGCAGTGACAGTTAAAACACCACAAGAGGCTGCTATGATTGCTAAACAAAACCCAGATGCCAGCGTAACGGTGCAAGCTTCTTTGAATACCAGAGAAGGTCGTGCCGCACTACGTGCCAAGTTGGCTGCCGATGCTTTGGGCAAGGAAGAAACTGGAGAAATCCAAGACGCTTCCAAGCTTCAATTCAGCGACATGCTAGACCAAGCTGACAGACTAGCTGACGGTCAAACTCAACTAGACACTAAGCCATCCGATTCTCTCGGATTGGTTGAGACCCTACCAGAAGTTAATAAGGCTATGTTGGAAGTTGCTAAAGCTCCACCAAAGGTTCGTAAGGAAGCAGAAGCTATTCAAAAGTTGGTATCTGAGGGTTCTCTAGATCCAGCCGACCTAGATGCTCTAGTAGCCGAAGGTTTAGACAAGGACGCCGTTGCTTACTGGAAGAAATACTACGGTCAAACTGACGGTGGTAGCGAATTTGCTAGCGAACTAGTTAAAGAGCATGTAAAGGCTCAACTAGAAGAGCAACTAAACAAGTATCGTGTCAAATTGGCCAGAGCTTATGAGCTAGCCTATGACATGGCTGAACGTGGTTTAGTCAATGCTGACAGAGCTTCTATCTCTCTACAGGTAGACGAAGTTATGAAGTTTGATGACCCAAGCTTTGAATCTCTCAAGAGAGTAGTTGCCAGACACCCAGTGACTGGTTTACGTAAGCAAGCCGGACGTCTACCATTAGTTGGTGTGAAAGACGAAAGCGAACTACAAGCAGTTGCTGCCGAAGGAACTGAAGAAGATGCATATTCACAACTATCTTCAATGTTCGGTACCAAAAAAGGTGCATTCTAAAACTAGGAATAGGGATTAAACGATGAAAAACCAAAGCGTATCAGATTTTGTCGCCGCAGCAATGGATGCGGTATTAAAAAGCCAAGAGCACAAATCTCTATTCGGCACTCAATACAAGTTCGCAAGTGACTTGAATGATGCTAAGGACAAGTGCCCCAAGTGCAGCAAAGATAGGGATAGTTGCATGTGTGATTCTGCTATGGCAGATGATAACGAAGCCAAAAAGGGCAAGTGCTCTGAATGTGGTAAACCAAATTTCCTTTGTAAGTGTGATAAGGGAAGTGCGGATGACCAAGACGCCAAAAAGAAGGATTCTTCTAAGGACTCTTCTTCGGCTGATGACAACGATGCTAAGAAGCACAAGGATTCCAAGGATAGTAGCAAAGATTCGTCTTCCGCTGATGATAACGATGCTAAAAAGAAGGATTCTTCTGAGGCTGATGATTCCGAAGAAAAAGTATCTTCTGCCTTTGATGTTGCTATCGACAGCTTGCTAACCGCATCTGCCGCTCTAGATAATGTCGGTCTCGTAAGAGGCGCCTCTCTCAGCTTGAAACTAGCCTCTTTGGTAGTAGAAGCTAAGAAGAAGGAAAAGGATTCTAAGAAGTCTAAGAAGGATTCTAAGAAGTCTGATTCCAAGAAATCAGATTCTAAGAAGGATTCTCATTCCGCTAAGGACAAGAAGAGCGATTCTAAAAAGAGTGACTCCAAGAAAGATTCTAAGGATTCCAAGAAGTCTTCCAAAAAGTAACTCATAAGTAGGTGCCAATGTTCAAACAACAAGCCGACGGAGACGAAATCTTTCGTTCGATGGAAAAGACTTTGGTTAAAAGCCAGGTGGAAAATACATACGGACTAAGCAAACTAGCCAAAGCTGTTGATTATTTGAACGATGCCGCTGCTATTTTTGAGCGTGCCGGTATGCTTGAAGAAGCCGCTTTAATCACGACAGTCTTACAGGGCCTAGCTAAGGACGTTCAATGATTAAAAAATCCGTTTTTGAGAACGATTTAATCGTTGGAATGCAACAAGAACTACGCAAACAAGCCTCAGGAGAAACTCCTGATTTGGTGAAGGCGGGTGAGTGTTTGCATGCGGCTTTGGAAATTCTAGAAGAAGCTGGATTACAGGTTAGAGCCGAGCAAGTGCTACAAGTCTTAACTAAAATTGCCATTAAGCATCATAAAAAAGACAAGGTTAAGGATCCTGGAAAGCCTCATAATTTCCATATGAAGAACCTAACTCCAGAACGTATGGTAGAAAATCTGAAACATCATGGTACTGTTTTCAATATGGCGGATGACCAAGGTGCTGACAATGCTGATTTCGACCCCGAAGTGGCAGAAGCATTAGACGCCATGAGTGTGGATGATTTGCGAGCAGATGAGTTGTTTGATATGGATATTGCCGATGTTGATGATAACTTAAATATTAACATGGATACTTTGGAAGACTTTGAGGATGAAGTATCGTCTCCTAAATAAGCGCATTAAACTCAAGATATTTTTCATATTTGCGTAGTAGATAGATAGTGGCGTCTTGGTACAGCCAGTCTAAAGACATATGCCTTTTCTTCTGTATCAATAATATCAAAGAAGTTTTCGTTGGATATATATTCTTGTATATGACTGTGGAGTTAGCCGGGTTGAAGTTTTACGAGGAATAAAAATGAAAACAGTTAGAATGCCGAACATTGCGGCTCCAAAAAACTCAATGATTTCAGGTAGTTAAATGCTCAGACTTGTTCAAGTGGGCAACACGCTCCCAGTATCTTTTATATGTGATCCTAGTGCGGAGTTTCAACCAGGGATGGTGGCTGAGCTTACCGTTATTGGTAATCAAGTAATGTGTACCGTTAGTAATGGTACGGCTCCTATCGGCATCATTGACGATATTAAAACCAAAGCTTTTACCAATGTCTCTTGGAATGAAGTGGTTATTGTGCCAGCAATTGGTGTTCCAGGGCCCAACAATACTATCGTTACCCCGGTAGATATCAATTATGCTTTGAGAAGGCCCAATATTGTCCCTTCTAGTTTTAATTCTACCGTTAATGTAGTATTAAATCCAATTAATGGTATTGTTACTTTTGTTTCTGGAACTCAACTTAATTTAGATCTAAATGGTAGTGGAACCCCTAATGCTATTAGAGCGGTAGTTAATTACACTTATCAAGTAGCTAATATTCCAGGTGATGATAGCACACAGGGTTCGGGTCGTATGACAGTATGGTTTGAGCGTATGTTCTTCCAGACTGACCAATACGAAAGCAATCAACAATACCCGGTCCGTGCCAATTTATACTGTAGCGAAGTGGGCTTCTTGACCACTCGTAGGCCTAGTCCCATTCATCCTGCTATTGCGATGGTGACAGCCCCGCCTACGCCCATGAATCCAATGATTGAATGCCTTCTCTATTGAAAATATCAATAAGTGGGTAAGTACGGTTTCGTATGCTGTGCCATGGTAGGTTGGACCGTTAAATGCCCCAACATAGCTGCATAAACTATTATTTATGGTAGGAGCTTTCTATATTCTGGTATAATATAGACATTTACTCATTGAGGCCCGCCTATGACTTATAAACATATAGATTTTTCATCGTCTCCCACCATGAGATCACTTGAACGAGTGGCCAAGGAAAAAGGCTGGATTAAAGAGGAGCCTTTGACTAAAACCGCTGCGGTAAAAACCGATCTAACTCCTTCTAATAGTTTGTTAGATAATGTGCTCAAACTATGCGCTGGTTTACGTGATCGTGGTTTTGAGAAACAGGCCAGTGAATTGGAAATTAATCTTCTCAATTACAAACAAGCTCAAACTTTATATGAAACTACGCCTGAAAAAGGTGAAGATTTGGTGCATGCTGCTCATCCACAAGGCAGCCATAAACTAGAGGGTCTTGATGCCGAGAATGATGGGGCAGTGGTGGAAGACATTTTAGATCAACATGCTAAAAACCTACAAATGATAGAGAAAAAACCTACTGGTAAGTTAGCTTCCATTTCAGAGGCCATCGAGGCAGTAAAGGTAGCTATAGGTGCTCCCCCTTTAGTAGTAAAAAGGGCAGCTAAGGTTTCCCGAGGACAAGAAGTTGCTCCATCTACCACCTCTAATGTGGTAGGTGATATTGCGGGTGTTGCTGGTTTTGCAGGTGGTATTGCCGCTTTGAAATGGCTTTATGGTAAGTTGGTAGCAAACCCAAGTGTGGATAGACAGGTTGTTAAGGCTATACAGCAGGCTTTGGGAAGAAATCTAACTAATGCCGAATCTAATGTGATAATAAAAAAAGTGGTTGATCGTGTTGGTCGTCAAGCTTTAGAAAAAGTTTTTAGTGAAAGTACTACTAAAACTATTGAAGATACTGCGTTTGAAAATGCTATTAGATCCGTAGCAACACCAGTAGCAGAAACTGTAGCTACAGTTGGTGGTGGGGCTGCTGCTGAAATTGGCGGAGCAGCGACTGAAAGTGCTGTTGGTCTTGGTGCAGGCCTCAGTGCTGGACTTACTGGAGCAGCACTTACAGCAGCCGCTACCTATCTTGCCACTTCAGCAATTTATACACACGATTTTTATATAACGGAATTGCGTGCAGCGGGCCAAGCACTTCAGAATGATCTAAGTTATCTGGAAAACGAGCAAGAGTGGCAAAATCAAAGAACAAATGAAATTGCATTTAATAATAGCCTAAAAGGTATCGATTCAGTTTATGAAAGAATGCAGGGGATTGTAGCGCAACCAAATCCTGAACATTATCAAGCGCTACAAGCATACGCTGATACTTTACAATATGCCAGTAATTATGCTTATAAGTTATCAGCAGCAGCACGCGCTATTGTTACTGGCGATCAACATATGGCTCCTGGAACTTCTAAAAGTGATGAGGGGTTCTTTGGCTATGTTGGCGATCAATTGCAAACTAGTCCAATTGGTAGGTTAATGGGTAAAATAACACCAGGAGCTTCTAAGGCAGAATATTCTGATGTAATAATTCATGGAGCTAACTTTGTTAATGTGGCTCAACGAGCTTTGGTAGATGTTAGAACTGCTATTCAAACAATTTTACAAAACTCTCGACAAGAGGCTATATCTTCTATCGATCATGGCGTTGGCGTTGGCGCTGACGTAGGACAACTAAATAAAGCCTATCAAGATGTTCAAAATCAACTAAATGGATATGAAGCTAAAGTACAGGCAGGCAATTCTCCTTATAAGGATCGCCTCCTTCAATACATACAAGGTGCCAGAGCTGAGCTAACCTCCGATCAAAATATGTTTGAGGGCGGTAATGCTGACTTTAAGAACAAAGCAGTCGCCAGCTACACCAATAAATTAAACACTTTCAAAAAAGTATTAAATAACTTCGCACAAACCTGGAAGTTACAGTGAGCACATATGAGTAAACTAAGCAACAAACATATGGTTGAAAAAATCAAAAAGTTGGCATTAGATCCATTTTCCCTTACTGGTCCGGCTCCTAACGCTGCTCCAGGCACCTCTTCTTTTGTTGGTCCGCCAGCTCCTCCGGGCACTTACACTCCAGCACCTACTGGTAGTGGTGGGCCTCGTGATGTAGCCAAGATGCAAATGGAATTAAGAAATTTGGCTAATGCTGTCAACAGCCAAATAGCAGCTCCTGCTCCTGGCGCCTCACAACAAGAAAAAAATGAAGCTGATAGTCGTTTAGCTTTTAACAACTTCATTGCGGAGCATTATGTGCGTCCAGCTGGTGGTGTGGAGTTTGATGCCGCTCCATCTCAAACACAGATGGCTAATAAAAACCCCAATCAACCTACCAGGATGAATATGTTGGCGGATACCATGTCAAGAATAGGGGGCTCGTCTAATGAAATATCTGTAGACAACAATTGGGGTCCAAGAACTAATGGAGCCTTACAGGCTGCTGCCGCCTTAGCTGCCGGTTTATTAAAAATGACTCAGGATCCAAATTTCCATATTACTTCACAATTTTATGACAACGCGCAATTAGCACAATTCAAGGATGCAATTCCATATAAAGATACCGATCTCACTCCTCAGGAAAAAATTGAGAGAGCCCAACTTTTAGTGCCCTATATTATTGGTATTAGACACTTATTCAATGAAGTGCAACAACACATTTTGAATAAGCCAGCTTATCGATCTTATATCGAAGGAGATCAAGCCTACCTTACTTATAAAGCTCAACCTACTTCTCAATTAGCCCCTCAACAAGTGGAGGCTCTCAAACAAAAGTTTCCTAATGGATTTTCGGTGCCTCTAGATCAACAAGGTAAGCAGAACGCACAGTTTACGGTGGATGATTTGGTGAATTTAGCCTCTCTCAATAAAAAAATTGATAGTGTAAATGCGCAATACCAAGTCAAATTAGATCCATATAATACTTTGACGGCTATTAGTAATCAAATTGGTGGGAGTTAATAATATGTCCTTTATTTACAACGATCCAAAATTAATAAAACAGCTAGTCGAACATGGATTAGAGTTTGAGAAGAAGTTTCTCAAAAAAGGTCAAACTGTTCCAGATCCAGCATCGCCTCCTCCAGATATGGCTGCTTTGCAAAACCATATTAAACAATTGCAGGCACAATTGCGCCCACCAGATAAAGATCCCAATGCTCCAGCTGTTGGTTCTCAGAGTGGTAATGATGTATCGTTAGATGTTACCCACCTTAAAAACTTGGGTACCCTAATAGCCTGGTTGGTTAACAATCAAATTGTGATAGATGGTAAACGAGTGGCTTATGCTGCCAATGAAAATGTACAAGATCCTTCCTACCAACTTTATAAGTTAGAAGGCCCAGCCGTAGCTGATACACGAGATCCAAAGGCTCAAAATGTTCAATATAATTATCGTGTCAACAAGGATTTGTTGGTAGCTTATGTGAATAGCGTGCAAGCCCATGCAGCTCAGAACCATAATCCAATTTTAAATGTGCAACTGCAAAATATTATTCAGCAAGCTAACGATCAGTTAGACGCTAATATCAACGCTACTTACAAGGATTCGGCAAAAACTTTAACGCCCGATAAAGTGGTAGATAATGTGCCCCAAAATATACAAACCCAAGAAGCTAATGAGGATGGCAACATACCGTTGACTTTTGGTGATATTAGTTCCCAGACTGCTTTTAATGCATGGATTCAAAAGAACAATATTTTTGTTGATGGTAAAAATTGGAAAACTTTACAGTATGATACGATGTTAACCGCTTTATACAAGAGGGCTCAAGATGATGCGCAGCGAGCTAACTCTGAAGATAAGAAACTAACTGCTACCGTTTATGTGGCGCAGATACCTAAGTTGGCCCAAATGTTCAACGTTACTTTGGGTACGGGAGGAGCTTCTACTACTTCTCCACAAGAAGGTCAAGGAGGTACTGCACAACCATCTGCTCCCTTGGCTGAGTTAATTGGCTCCCTTCCACTAAGTCCTAATCAAATAGATTTTGGTAGAATAAGAAGATTTATTGAATTGTATCGTAGCACCGCTCTAGCCAGTACTGATCCCAATAGAAGACAACAAGCTTCTACTATGATGGATTCTGCCGAAAAATATATGCAAGCTGCCACTCAAAATACACTTAACCAGTCCATAACCAATTTCCCAGTAAATGGTTTGTCTGCTACCGATTTGGTGCGTTGGGCCATTCCTCCTACGGCAGGTGAAGCAACTCGTTCCCAAGGTAGTGCACAAACTTTGGCCAGTATGTTACTCTATACAGTAGATGCGGTGGCTAATTTAGTCAGAGATTTATATAACGCTCACCCTAATGAGTGGGCTGCTAATACATCATGGTTACATGCCATTGAACAACAAGCGGGTGGCGACACTATTCCTTATGGTAGTTCTATTGCAGCTAGTAATATAGATGATATTAGTATAGCACGTAATAACTTATCCAGAATGGGAACCTAAATGAGTGCCAGTGATATCAGATTTTATGTAGATACACTGATAGTGGAAACTATTGTGGGAAATACGTCTTTGGTAAAAAGTGCGGATGATACTGGTGGAATGTTGTCTGGTTTGGCCCCTATGATTCAAGAATATGTGGGCGCTCATATCGATCAAAATGATAAAGCAGGTAGCATTATTGATATGCTGGCTCCTGCCGGTCTTTTTAGTATTTTTAGGTTGTTAGGTCACCCTATTTTGGGTTTGTTGGCTGGGGCGGCAGCTAGTGCTTTGCATATCGATATAGCTGGTATGATAGAGGTGATATTGAAAGAAGTCAAAAGTACTTTAAGTAGTGGTCAAAAAGTAGTTCCCTCCCAAATAGATAATGCGGTTTCTCAAGCCGTGCAGCAATATGCGCCACAAGGAGAGGATCAGTCTCCAGCCGATGATACCATGGAAAATAGTGTAGCTCAAGATTTGAGATATGCTCGTATGTTAAGGCTATCTCTAGAGCAATATGATAGGCAGCTATTTCGACTCACTAAACAAGCCATTCCTGCGCAACAAATCTTTGCTTATGCTATTGGTCGAGGTGCCAGAAATACTAGCTATTTAGGTAGAATTTTAGGATGGATTTTTAAGGTATTTTTATGGTCTGCTGGTTTTATGCTGTTAGGTGATGTGGCTAATAAGATGTTGGGTCGACCTAACGCTTTAAGTGGTAATTATCAAGCCGGTTCGCCACAAACTGCCAGTCCAGCTGCTGTTCCTGTACCTGTTACTACCCAAACCAAATTTTCTATTATTAACCCCTCTTCTCAAAATACTCCGGCGCCACAACCTTGGGCAGAAAATGTGACTAACGATGCTAGCTCTATTGAAAATATGCTGGTCAATTTCACTAAAGACGTCTACGCCGGACTAGACGGTAAAGAAAGTGCCATTCAATCCTCCCCCACTTTCCAAGCTGTTAGGGACCAAATTGTGTGGTATAATCATGCTGCCGCCGGAGAACCTAAAGTTTATCTTCCTTCTATGTATGCCAATAAAAAAGCTATTGTGGATCATTATATCGATGAGGTCGCAAAAGCATCCGTATGATTTACCTGCATATTAAGGAATATCCATATAATTTACCCATGGTGATAAAATGAGACGATCTGAAATATTTGAGTCATTTGTCAAAATAGCCGAAGAGAAGGGCTTAGTGTCCAAAGCTACTCCCGAAGAAAATAAGGCTGATCTTGAGAAAACTCATCGTGCTGACTCTTTGAGCATCGATGATATTGCTCATTTATATGGCGTTAAGCCTCCAGCTCCTAAAGAAGTAGAATATAAGCGTAATATTGTGGAAGTGGCTCATCCCAATCCATTAGTATTGGCACCTTCTTATGATAAACTTAATGGTTTGGTGGAAAATATCAATGAACGTCAAGATATTTTATTGCATATCGTCAATAAAAATAACACCGGCTCTATTGTGCAAACCAAATATGCGGAACGCGAATTGGTTTTATCTTTAGTACGTGTGGGCAACGAAATGGATAATAGGGGGCATGACGAGCTAAGAGCTTTAGCGGACGTCTGTCTTAGGCAAGCTAGCTCAAAAACTCTAAAAAAACAAGGTCTGTTAGGGCAAATGGTGTTGGGCGGAATAGTGGCCTTATTGGCTGGTTGGTATGCCAAGCAACATTTACCTTTCCATAGTGATGGTTTTGATATCGATTATCAAAAAGCGGTTAGTGAACTAAATGACTTAATTACTTCCAATGATAATTTGGGTTGGGGATATAAATTAACTGATGATACTATTGAACAAGCCCATGATATTAAAGCTAAATTAGATCAGTTAAAACAAGCAATTAATCGAGTAATGCCAGCCATCAATAATATAAGTAAGCCACGAATGGGTGGCGATTTAGCCCAAATGTTAGGGCCTATAGAACAAGAAGCTGCCGCCGCTTATCAGCAATTAGATACAGTAGTTAAGCAAATAAGTCCCTATTTACAACAAGTTATTGCTAATTTTCAGAATAGCGTCTATAAACAACAACATATTGCTGAAAAAGGTGTGATCACTCAAATGATAGATGCAACTGGCATTTTGCACGGTGGTCATGGTAATATTGCTGGTGATTTAGAAGGTGGCGGTCTAATAGCTGATGATTTTGATGACGTGGCCCACGCTTTAGAAGCCATTCTAAAAGATGTAACCGATCTGGAAACATTACTAACTAACTGTAATAATCAGGCCAAAGTCACTGTAGATACTGTAGCTGCTAATGCCCAAAATACCTCTCCTACTAAAGTAACTACGCCAGCTGGTACCACCATTCAAGAAGATGATGAATTGCACACTAAAGAACTAGAAAATAGCCCAGATATGATAGATTTGATGGAGCAATTCGGCTCTTAATCAATTAAGTTGCAATATTTTATCACATTTCTGGTAATAATTGTATATGTAGTTATTGTAAGTCCAAAGTGTAAGACCAGCGTTTAATGTACGCTTTAATTTCAAGGAAAATAAAATGTCTCTAAAACTTTTACAGCCAGGTACAGAACCCCTTGGCCAATTTGATGTTCGTGATGCCGAACTAACCTCCTTTAAGGGTGGCGAAGTTTGTGCTTTTGCTTCTGTTCCAACTGAATCTCAACCAGGTGTTACTACCGCTGGTTTTGACGAAGCTGCTTACGATGTATTCGACGGTTATGTTCAAGTGTCTGCCGGTGTTTACGTACGTCCAGCTGTTTCTAAGAGCTGGAATACGGCTACTGCTGGTGGCGTTACTTACCCATCAGTTACTTCTGCTACTGTTTTCACTCGTCCAGTCTTCTTGGCTGATGATGGTATTTTGGGATACGGCACTCTCTTCGGCGCTGTCGTCGGTGGAACTGTTGGTCAACAAGTTAATGGACCAAACAACTACACTGGTGCCATCCTCGGACCTAACACTGCCACTGGTTCTGGTAAGATGACTTTGTGGGATAAGCCAGGTCTTTATGCCGTCTCTTTGGACGCCGTAGATACTACCGCTTCTACCGGTCTACAACCAACTAATTTGACTTTGACTGTTGGCACTCAACTTTCTTTTACTGCAGGCTCTTTTGCCGGTGGTGGCGGATTGTTAACTCCAGCCGGAAGTGCACAAGCTATCGTTGGTCCAGGCCCTGTTGCTGGTCCTACCGTAGCCACTTTCATCGAATTCAACACCAACGGTTCTTTGGTAACTACTCCTAACTACTTGGTTGCCGCTCTAAACAGCCCATCCGGTAACGTTGCTTCTCCATCTGGTAGAAACTTCACCTTCGCAACTATCGCTTTTAGACCATTCGCCTAATTAGCTGACTAGTTAAAAATCATTAAACGACCTATCAGTAAAACGGTAGGTCGTTTTCTTTTGTGTTTTTATTTTTCAATTATGGTAATAATTAGTTATTCAATTAACGCGCTTTTGCGTGGCTGGTGTTATGCCGGCAAATAATTCCTATAAACCAAGTGGAGACACTGATGAATATGTTCAATGACAAGGGCCAGGTAAATGCTGGTTCGCTACGTGAAGCGCTAACTACGCTCGTTAAATATGCCAGTATTTTGGAAGAGAACACTCCTTCCAATCAAGGTCTAGCAGGCCAACCATCCCTCAGTGATGACAAACGTGACGAATTAATTTCTCGCGCTATCATGACTCAAGACGGTAAAATTGCTCTAGCTCAGGCTATGGCAAACCCAATCCGTAGAAACCTCGATTACCACGGTATCGCTCGTCGTGCCCTAGTTGTCGATCCATTGCCACAAGGTGCTATGCCAACTTACGATAGAGATATCGACGTTGCCGCTGTAGTTATCTCTAGCAACGGTACTGGTCCAGAATCTCGTGTCTTCGGTGACCGTGTAGTGGTTCCAGAATTCGAAATCTACGCAAACCCAACGGTGAGAATCGCTGAAGTTAAGCGTCGTAGATTCAACGTCATTGACAGAGCTGTGCAGAAGGCTCGTCAAGAAATCATGGCTCAAGAAGACGCAAACGTTTTCGCAGCCTTGGACGCAGCCTCTTCTGTGGAAAACACCCTAACTGACATCGCTGATGCTGGTCTTCTCAAGAGAGACTTGGTTGAAATCAAGCAACAGATTGATCGTTGGGACTTAGTTACTACCAAGTACTTCATGAATATCAATGAATTCACTGATATTCTAAAGTGGGGTAGCGGTGGTGGACAAGGCGTAGGCGGCGGTGATTTCGATCCCGTAACCATGCGTGAAGTTCTACAAACTGGTCTATATGCCCATATCTGGGGTACTGACATTATGGTATCTAAGATCGTCCCACCGGGCACGATCTACGGAGTAGCTGATCCTGAGTTCGTAGGCGTTATGCCAATCAGACAGGACATCGAAGTTCTACCAGCCGACGAGCCAAAGCAATTGAAGCTCGGATGGGTTGTCTCCGAAATTATCGGAATCGCAATTGTAAACCCACGTGGTTGCGCTGCGGGCAGAAAGAGCGTTGTAATTGGTGCGTGATCTTAAATGATCTCAACTAGTTAGCAACAACTAACTGAAACTTGAAAAAGCTATCGTAAGGTAGCTTTTTCTTTGTTATATAGCAGGTGTATATGCATAATCTGGACTATAACTATGAGCCTAACACCTATCAAACAACGAAACACTAAAAATAACATCCTTATTGATGCCAAAATTGATGAAATTAATCGTCTTTATCAAGAGGGCGTATCCTTGACAAAAATCAGTCAGCAACTTGGTATTCATCGCAAAGCTTTAACCAGACTTTTCAAGAATAATCAGGTGGAATCGAGGAAAGGTTTTTCTTATGCTCGCAAATATAATCTTGACGAGCACTACTTCGATGTTATCAACACTGAAGATAAAGCCTATATTTTGGGCTTTATCTATGCGGATGGCAACAATCTGTTTAGCACTAACAGAATACGCATTCAGCTATCTAAAACAGACGAAGAGATACTTCAGAAGATGTCATACATCTTTTTTGGCGAAGAAATACTCAAATACAGTTCTCGCACAAACGATAAAGGTAAGGTTTTCGAATATGTTGCTCTTAATTTATTTAGCAAGCATATGAGCCAGCATCTCGCTACTCTTGGCGTGGTCGAAGCCAAATCGCACAAAATTGTCTTTCCCGAGTGGCTGGATAAATCCCTATACCGCCACTTTATCCGAGGACTAATCGATGGGGACGGCTGGATTTATTTGCCTAATGATAATCGAGATAGCCCTAACGTGGGACTAATTTGCACTCGTAAGTTAAATGATTTTCTGAAAGAATACTTGGAGAAAGAATTAGGGCTCAAATCCTATTTGGTCAAGGCACACAAACAGGACTTCGATGTCATGTGCGAGATCCGAGTCAAGAACTATCATCAATGCAAGATATTTTTGGACTGGCTATACAAGGATACCACTATCTTTTTGCAAAGGAAGCATAATTTGTATTTGGACTTCTTGAATAGATATGATCAATTAAGGGATCAGAATAAGTGAATAGAAAAACTAAATATCAGGATCTTCTAATACCTCAGCGAATTCTGCATTAGTTGGATCTTCCTTTCTTAACCAAGCTCCACATATATTAACTTTTCGCTCTTTACAATGAACAGCAATTGCAAAACGAAATCCTCCGCTTGCACCACAACCCGTATAAGCCCCTCGAACTTTAAATGTTTTCCAGCCTGGCTGTGTTCTGATGCCGAGTGGTGAAATAGTTTTTCCTAGTTCTTTGGTGCAACCAAGTTCTGTCGAAAAATATTCGCAAAGCTTGTCTTTGAGAACGTCTACATCTTTTTTATACGCTTCTTCGCCGATGCTTTTTCTAATTGGAGAGATTTTGGTTAAGGCAATTGGAGATACTTTCCATAAAACATCGTTTCTGGTTACCATGTCCTAAAATTATCTCCGTCCAGTTTATTAAAAACTTTTTTTTCTTCATCAGTAAGCTCTTCATGCATCCATGGATCATCCTCCATTAGCTCTTGCATAGCAATGCGCATATTAATGATGTTTCCGCCATCATCTACCCAAGTATAGGTAGGTTCTATGGCATCTTCTAAAAGAGCAAGCAATTCTTGTTGGAAGAGTTCTTTGTTGTTAGAGCATTTTTCAGTCTTATTTTTTTTAGGAACTTCTAACTTTTTTGCTAGACCTGCACTAATTATATTTTCTTGCATTTTTTCCTCTTTAACCATACTAAAATGTAGCAATATCCATATATAACCTTTCCTCATAGCTTGTCAAGCATCTATAATTTTTTTGACATATGCATATGGACTTCCAATCAATCCGTCATCAATATCTACAAGCCTTTCCCAAGTTGATGGCTGCTCTGCAATTCGTGCAAGGCAAGCTATCGGGTTTGCCCGCACAAACTATATCATTTACTAGATAATAAAGCTAAAGAAAATAGAAAATCACAATAATCTCTTAACTACCATATTCAACAAATACTCTCTATTATTATTCTCCGGGTGCTCCAATATTTCCAAGTAGCACCCATCCAAGAGCATTTTAAGAACGGGGCCCGCTGCAAACCCATGGGCCATCAAATCAATGCCGTCAATGGCTAACTCTCTGCGAGCATACACCACCACGTTTTGGTGTTGGTCTAACCACTCCTGGATTGGTGCACCAAGGGCCCTGGTTAACTTTACAAATTGAGATAGGGTATGCTCCCAGGGGTCAGGAGCTTCATTCTTGATCTTGGCTATAAATTGTCGATAGTTGATGACTGTCGAGTCTAACCAATAATTCTCAAAGTCTTCCAATAACCCTAATAGAAACCTTATTCGTTTAACTTCTTTATTGGACATTTTTAGAAAAAGTAGTTCTTGTTCCACCGATTTTACATCGTATTTATGATACAAGAAGGCTAATCGAGTTTCCAATTCTCCTTCCAGTGGATAATGGATAAACCAAAATATTTGACTTGCTAGTGGACATACTATTTTTAATGCCCCAACTTCCTCTAAAATATTTAATCCATAGGAGGGGCGAACAGCCATGATAGTTTTGCACAGTTCATCTTTCATACGCTCTCTAGAAACTTTTTTCAAGGTCTCTAAACTGGCCTTCATTCCTTCTTGGGTAGCTTCATCTACATCATAACCAAAACGAGCCGCAAAACGGGCCACGCGCATGATGCGAAGACCGTCTTCTTGAAACCTTTCCATCGGATTCCCCACGGCACGAATAACTCCATCTTGCAAATCTTGCCAACCATTAAAGGGATCGACTATTATATTATTAACCGGATCATAAGCCATGGCATTGATGGTTAAGTCTCGACGAGCCAAGTCTTCTTCCACATTTTGCACAAAATGGACTTCTTCCGGTCTTCGACCATCCAAGTATTTACCTTCCACTCGAAAAGTAGTTACCTCAAAGTGGTTCTCTGCCCCTTCATCCATACACACCGTCACCGTCCCGTGTTGCAGTCCGGTAGGGATAGTGCGAGAAAATAATTGTATCACCTGTTCAGGAGTTGCGCTAGTGGTGATATCCCAGTCTTTAGGCGTGATATTGAGATACAAATCTCTGACACATCCGCCTACAATGAAGGCTTGATAGCCGGCTTCCTGTAAGGTCAGACATATTTTTATGGCCAACGGATGGATGGGCTGTTGAAACTGGGAAATAAACATCCGGATAATGTAAAACACGTAAAATAGGCTGTCAAGTGTTGGATAAGATAATATTTTGATATACTAATGTAATCTTACCGGAAAACCATATGAAGCTTGATCAACTAACCGATTTATACAATTTGATTTCTAGAGGCACCGAAAATGTGTCTTCTCGAAAGCTATCTCTAAAATTGAGAAAATCAGGTTTTGAGTCTGCGGTTAATAATATCGGTTTTACCAAATTAGCTTTTGATACTCGTCGAATTGATCAAGAAACAGAGTATAACCCAAGACGAGGTTTACAGAATTATAATCGTAGTGAAGCTTTCATTACAGAAGCTATGTCCCAAAAAATTATTAATTTTAGCAAATTGCGTAAAGTATTAGTGGGTCTCAAGGAAGTATATGGTAAAGAACCAGAATGGCAAGATAGTAATGCTCGTGTTCTATTATCTACTTTAGATAATGGTTTGCGAACTATTACTAAAGATGGTGATTTTACTGAAAGTCAACCTGGTATGGGTAGTTTTGACTATATTGAGCAGTTATTACATATGAGATATCGTTTAGGCTTTGATAATTTAGCCAATATGAACGAAGAAGAGTTGAAAAGAGTTATATTGGGTAAGGATGAAGAATTAACCCACAAAGATAGTAGTAAGGTTTTAGAAATTACTAAGTCAGATGTAGCTAAACAGGGATATGATACCTTGTTAGAGAAGTTATTTGGCAATGTCAGGGCGACGGCGGACAACCCCAATATCGAGAGAATCGTGACCATTTCGATTAAGGATGTGTGGAAAAAGGAAAGTTAAATGGATATTTTCGCACCTGGTCGTAATGAATATGGGATGTTCATTGTGAGGAACATTTCTCCCCAAAAAAAGACCATTAACATTTTTCAATACCCCATCAATTTAGGTTATACTAGAGATTTGCTCCAGATTCCTGGCGTTTCTGAAGGTGATATTAAATCAGCTTTGATGAAGGGTGAAATACGACATAAGTTCAAGTCTGGAGATATTCAATTGGTCTTCAGCAATATTGATTTATTACAATTTAATGATTGTGGCATTCAATATCTAGAAGGTTATGGATTTACTACTGGTGTTCAAGTAGGATTCGATCAACTTGACGGTTATGTACAGAGCTTAATCACCCAAGGTGGCGGTGGTGGTCTTACTCCCGATGAACACGAAACACTTCGACAACTTATACACTTCATTGATGAGGGGCCCGGACATGGTTTTGCTGCCACTGCTTATAAGGTAATTTTGCCTACTGGGAATCCATTTCCTACTAGTATGACTTGGTATTTAGATGCCGGACTAACTATTAAATTAGTGGATAAATTAATTACCTACAATGCCATGAAGTTCCCAACTATTCTCGAATGGAGAATGTATGATACCGATGGTGTCACCATTATTCATACCGTTACCGATACCATTACCTATAGTTCCGCATTTGAGTCTACCCGAACACGTATGGTGACG